GAGCGTGACTACTATTACGCAGCCGCCGACAACAGGCATGTCAAAAAGATCCAAGAGCAAGATGCCGATATCACCCGGCTGCGGGTGGCTGCTGCAACATCAATCAGAAAGTGCGAGCAGTACTGGAATGAACACAACATACCGGACGAGGAAGTTCACGCCGCACTTGAGTTGATACACAACAAGCTGTGTAAAGCACTGGGGGTCAGCTAGTTGCCGTCTGGTGGAGATATGGGTACTAAAACTACCCACAACGGTACAAAACATCAACAGTTAGACGTAAGTGTATATAAAACGTCAACAGTTAGACGTAAGTGTAGACAAAACGGAACAATAGGAGGATATATGAATATGGTAGAGACAAGAGATGGACTGGCCCTCGGAATGCGAGAGGCTGAAGTGGCACAACTACGCGCCGTCATAGATGATATGCGTGATATTATACGGCACAAGACTGCACAGATTGACAGATACGAAAGTGTCATGTACAGAATTGCGAAGTCTGGTGCTATGCCGCAATCTACATTGTGTAGAGAAACACTAGCCGATTATTCAGATGAGGAGTATAGCTATGGCACTTAAAGAAGTGTTCGTTGAAATGCCAAAGATGTTAGATAAGCAGTACAGAAAGGAACTTGACGGCAGGGTTGATCTAGCTGTTAATCCGGTCGTTGCCGGTGATGAACTTGCCTTGATTGTTGACTATCACTTCAATACTGATGACATTTTTCATGGGCCACCGCCACACCTATATGCGCTGGTTAACAAAGATAAGATACCTCGGGCTGGCCTTGGATATGCACCATTCGGCTGGGTCAGAGGATGGGTATACGCGCAAGATTGGTTAAGGTATCTCATGATGAGATACAAGCCATACGCAATTCAGTGGGGCGTATCCCCGCATATCAGAAATGGTTGGGGGTTCCTGAATGGTGAAAGAAACCCAGCATCGGCAGCATACAACGATACGCTGGGAATACTTAGGGAAGCACTAGTGGAGTCTTCTCACCGTCCCAACCTAATCATAATTCCTAAGACCCCCGGCAGCAGTGTGGGTAAGAATGCAATGATAAATATGCGTGATAAATTGGCATCCTCTGGAATCACTAATGTAATGTTAGAATTTGACGATGATCTCATTTGGGCAGAAACAGTATGGAGATCAGATATAGTGGTAACGGAAGAGGACTGGGACGGTGACAGGTTTGAAAAACTGAGGGATTATGTGTCGGAACTTGAAAGGGTTACATATAAAATAAAGGAGCTATTAGATGATTAAGAAGTCTTTGTATGTACTAGCAGCGGTGTGTCTACTGGCGGCAATCGCCACCGTTATTTATGGTCAGGTTATGACTACCCTTACGTTTGAGGGTACGTGTATTGACCCAGAGGACGGTGATATATCAGACCAGATCGTTTGGTCCAGTGACCTAGATGGATATATATTCACCGGGGCAAGTGGTGATTACCAAGTCAGGGAAGGTCTTCACGTATTCAGAGCAACATGCACAGATAGTGCAGGTGCAACAGTCTTTGCGGAGGTAACGCATAACACAGACGACCCTCCTACTGTGACGATTATCCTGCCGACTCCGAAGCCGTAATATTTATGAATGGATTTGAAACAGGAGATACAAGATGTTGGACGACTGGCAGGATGAAGGTTACAGTGAGTTTGATCCCTTCAGAGGGATTGTCCTCGGTTGCATTATCGGGGCCGGTGTGTTCGTGTTCGTAGCAGTAGCAGTTTTCTCGTTCGTTGTAATGTGCCTCTAAACCTTTTTACCACCAGTCCAGAAATGCCAGAATAACCACGTTATCAGGGTCAGGAGTCCGAACCTCCTGATCCTGTAATGTTTCCCCTCATGGTTAATGCTAAACCATCTCCACACAGTTTCAGATAAAGTATCCTCATCATCCTTATTGGCGACAGCCAATCCCTCAAGGGCAGCGAAGCCCAACAACCACGCCACCCATCCCGCCTCATATTTATTCCTAAACAAACTCGGCACCAGTTAATTCAAAGTGAACAAGGTCCATAAAGTTCTGGTCCTGTACTTGAGTATCCCCGTCCCAGTCACCACCCCACCTTATACCTATTCCCATCTGATCGGCACACCCCAGCACATACCCACCAAACATATAGAACCTTTCAGTATCATTCCATCGTATAGGATATGGCGCTACGTCAGCAGCCTGACTCGGGTAATAGTTATGCTTACCAAACTTAACCCGTGTAGCACCGCTCTCATAAAGAGATAACTGCAAGGTTTCAGAGCGAAACCCCTCCAAAACCCTACAGTCATAGTGCTTAATAACTTCTGTGAAAAGAGCCACAAGCAGAGCGTCGCAAGTCTCCAGATTACGGAGACTGTACTCAGAGAAACTGGGCATTACTCTTCCTTGAGGTCTTCTATGTCCTTACGCATAGCCTTCATATCGCCCCTCATTTCGGCTATGTCAATTTCAATATTCTGGACAGACTGATGGATCAGTAACTCTATTTTCGCCTTGTCTATGGCAGCCTCGGAAGCGGTATAACGATCCCTTGTACCAGCCCTTACATCTGTAACCCAGATAGCAATGGCAAATATGGATAGTATAATAAGCCAATGCCGCTTAACATACTCAACCATCGCCGCTCCCCATGCATCCCCATTAGCGTTCAAGATACTTCTCCTTATACCGCTCAATTGCTGCCATAGCCTTCTCGGCAGCATTCTCTATCTCCTTATCCAACTCCTTTAGCTTCTTAACTCTCTGCCTAGCACTAAGAGACTTATCCTCCATGACCTTGTTCTTACGAGTATTCTTACTGGACATTACCTTATGAGCCGCAAGCAGTCTCTTATGTGCTATCAGTTCGTACTTATGGTCCTCTCTGTACTGAATGTACTCCTCGGTTTCACTGCCATTCGCCTTAATATTATTAGCCGTTTGGGCATAATAGTCCAGCCTGTTTAGCTCTTGGTAGACATTACGCGCTGGTTCCGTACCGTACCCGGATGCCTTTGGCTCCCATATACCAGACAGACCAGATGCGAGCTTCTGCCACGTAGGCTCCTCTTTCGGCTTGTCCTGAGCTTTAGCAGTGATAGCATCAGCCGCACTCAATCCAAGCTTCCCAAGGCCACCCAATGCCTCGCCAATGACAAACTCACCCATCATGGGATCAACCGGCCACCCAGCCTCAGCGGCAGCGACAAGAGACTCTGAGCTATTAGACCTCTTGTGTGTTCGTACATCACCACCTTCTAACTGTCTTGGTACAATATCCCTGTCTTTGAATACGTCCCTGTTAGATGCCACCTGGAAGGCTGTTGACCCAACATCCCAGCCCACTATCGGAAGGGCAGAGCTAGTCAAAGCCTTTAGCAAGTCTGGCGGATCACCTCCCGGCCACATGTCCAGCATGGCAGCACCGCCGATAAGGGCACCCGGAGAGTTATCAATTACAGCCTCTACTGTTTGTCTGCCCTCATCAGATCCAAGGAATGCGGCAACATTCTGTGCAAAGGTCTGCTCGGGATCATTCTCGTATGCAAACTGCGCCATGTTCTCTACCATAGAGCCGAATAAAACTCCGGGTAGGAATGGCTTAGGCAACCAGAAGAAACCATCATCAGTCTTTGCAACAGCCCAGAACAGGTTGCGCCTCCAAGCTGGCTCTCTCCAATAGTCTGGGTCATCCTTGTTCTTATTCCAGAAGTACAGTGATGGTTGAATGATGGTGGTGTTAACTCTAAGGGTGGTGGCAAACGGCTTCTCCCTGAATGCGTCAGTCAGCCTCTTGAAGTCCTGTAGGTTCGCATTGGTAAAGGCTTTAACCCTGTTGACATGACGGGCCACCCTACCAAGTTCATGGAAGTCAATAGTCCCGCCACGGATAGCTTTGAGTGTGGAGATATAATCAAAGTCGCGTTGGCGATATTCGTTAAAAGCCCTCTTCCCGGCACCATGTCCATCCCTCATGGCTGCCTTCAGATACTTGTCAAACCCAACCGTAACATCATTCTTATATTTCAGAATCTTGCTAGGCCAGTATTTCGGGTCTTTCCAGCTTGCATTCTTGGCCTCACGCATTAGCCTGAGCCTGTTCATGTGGCCTATACGTGCAGCCGTTTCTGAGGCTTGACCCATTTCACGAAGACCACTGTATAGCATTTGCCCAGCACCCTTGGCTCTACTAGCACCCTCCTCATTCCTAACTCTTTCCCACCCCTGATGGAACTTGCCGGTCTTGCCGGTCCTGACAGTTTCCGTATTAGCTGTAGGAAGTGCGCCCTTGAACTGATCCAGTGTAGTCTGCGTGGAATGTCCACCGCCACTTCTTTCCCACATGCCCCACACATCGTCACGATCAAGGTAGTGGAACATCCCGACAATACTATCCCACCCAACCATACCACCCTCATCAGTAAAGTACTGTTGGGTTAGTGGGTCACGAAGGAAGTTCTTGATAGCAAACTTGGGAGTACTGGTGGCACCGAGTCTTAACATGTGAGCATAACCGGCAGCAATCTTCATCATGCCGCCAAGTTCATCAGGAACCAGCATACCCACAGCATCCACGATGTCCTTGTCAGCCTTCCAATATTCCGTAACACCATTATTGAAGTAGCGAATAGCATTCTCTGGTTGTATGCCACCGGGGAGAGCGTTGGTTCTCTCCATGTGAAAATCTGGGAACATATCCAAGTACTCAGCGAGAGCCTTCTGGTGTACATCTGCACCGGGGATTGGAGACTGAACCTTACCACCAAGCTTCTTAGCCTTAAACAAGTCTACTACTCTTTGTGCTACACGCTGTCTTTCATAGAATGCTACGACCTGCTGTGATCGTGAGATGGATTCAAAGATGGGATCTTCATACTTATAGCTTTCACTATACCCAGTCCGTAATTCTTGAAGGCTAAGGTTCTCTTTTGAGACTTGTTTCTTCCCTCGGATCTTATCCTTAAGCCGGACAGAGGTAGAGCGAGAAGCATTACGAACATAGGGATCACCAAAAGAGTCAGTGAGAATCTTGAATGGTGCGTGGAACGAATTCTCAGCAATCATCTTCTCTTTCATTTCACGGGTAAGAAACCCAACTTCCTCAGCCATGTCTAGCTGTCTTACCTGAAACTCATTAAACCTCTGGGCGCGTTCGTTCAGCCTGATTATGTCATCACCATACTTGTCCTCTAGGTTCTTAATAATCTGTGCGTGTTTGTCACGAGCCTCCTTGGTCATGGAGATTTTGTAATGCTGATACTGTTCCTCAGCCAAAGCTCTGTGCCTGCGAAGAATCTTTAACTCAGCAGCAGACCGGAACCCTTCCTCAGCCTCACCAATCCATTCATCCAATAACCCGATATAGTGCTTATGTGCAATCTGCTCACGCTTCCTTACTGACAAATCAGTGACAACCCTACGAGAGAATATGAGCGTACTAAGGTCTGTAACCTCTTCTGGTGTAAGAGTGTCCGGTACAAACTTACCAACCATGCCGTCAACTTCCCACCGGCCAGAAAGGATGTGGTGCAAACTCTCACCAGTATAGACAACCTCTTCCGGGTCCATCTTGCCGCGTTTAATAATGTGAGAATTAAGAGCAAGAGACTGTGGGGTATAGGGGATACTCTGCCCCCTCAATATGTCATCTTTGCCAGTGCCACGCAGATATGTTCCCCTGAATGTAGGATGATCCATAGCAGTGCCAAGGTCACGGTTGAGAAGGACTCTGGCCTCTAGCTGGGGGTCGTTGTACTTGGCACCAAGCTTAATCAATGCTATGTCATGGTTCCAAAGATCCCTGACAATCTTATCCCCAAACTTCAGAAAACCTGCGGGTCCAGATAGGTCTTCATCGCCTTGTCGGAATAACCATTTCTGAGCTTTGCGAAGGTCTTCGGCTGCTATATCCTTCGGGAGCTTCTTCACCAAGATATTACGCAGTGCATGAGCCTCATTGTAGGCATCAGCAGTGATACCAAGATCCCTTGCTGGATCTAGAGTCTTGAAATACTTTTCCCCATTGGCCTTCTTGAAATGCTGTATTAGTCTGGTATTGCCGTTAACAATGCTATCGTATACATGACCAGCCTTGACGATGTTCTCGGGTGTGGCAGGAACCTCACCGCGAGCAACAGCGTTCATAAACTCTACTTCCTTACGAGCAACGTTCTTAACAGGGTTATCACGCTGGAGCCAGTCGCTAACAGCCCAATCACTATGAGAGGATCTAATAAGAAGTTCCTCTGCCGGTGCAACAATAAGATCCTGAGTAGAGAAATTCTTCTCAGCTATCTCACGCATGAGCCTGAACTGGACAGGGTTCATGTCTGACATGGCCCTGCCCATGCCTCTGGTAACGTCGTCGGTCAGGTGCCCAAAGTTAATAGCATTGTGCAGCTTGCTCATGGTCCCCATGAAAGCCTTGGTAGGGATAACCATGTCGGCAACTTCGCCAAGGCCACCGGCAGCCTGAGTTATTACAGACCGAATATATGCAGAAGGGTCATTCTTAAAGGACTCGGCATAAACCTCTTGAGCAAGGGCATCAGACCTGCGCTTCAGGCCAGCCTCCTTGTACTCATCAGCCTTCTTCTTAAGCTTCTCCTGCCAAGGATCAACAGGGGGGAGTGGCATCTGCTCACCATTGGCAAGGTAATATCCCAATCCTGCTGGCATATACTGATTAACCATCCCAGCCAATTGGGGAGCACTTGCAGCCATATCCATCATGTAGCCAGCGTTTTGCTGGGCACCACCAAGAGCAGCTTGCGCTACGTTCTGTACGAATGGGTCAGGCTCGGGACCGGGAGTGGTAGCCCTCGGCAGGTTAGCAGCATACATCTGCATTTGCTGGTCATCAAACGCAGCCTTCTTATCAAGAACATACTGTTCCCAATATTCGTCAAAGTTATAACCCTTTGACTCCAAGACATTACGCATACGGTCCTTGCTGTAAAGACCGCCCTCTAGCTGCCGCTTAAAGAGATCATATCTCTCTTGTTCTATCACCAGCCCGGAACCCCTGTGTCGTTAAACTGAGTCTCCAACCATTCAATAATTTCAGGCAACTGCATTTGTGGGTTGCCAGCCAAATCCCGCACTATCTTGATTACAAGCTCATTGTCCGTCCAGCCATAAGCACTAGCTTCCATCCTCAAGTCCTCAAGATACTCATCGCTTACCATTGTTGATAGCGCTGTAATGTAATTATTGAGACCACCAGTTCTTTGAACGAATGTTTCCTCTGGCTTCATGGCAGTACCCGGAGATACATTCTCTTCCGGTATTCCCTCACCAAGTCCGTGTCTCTGTATCACTCCACCCGGAGTAACAGATGTAATGTTTGGGCCTACATTCTCTGGCCTACCATAATTCTCAGTACCGGGAACGTCCGTAACGCTACCCGCACCGTCAGGGCCAATCTCCAGAACCCCAATCCCATCGTCTCCAGTGACCTTGGTATACTTCGGCCTTTGAAATTCGGGATTCATTGAATTTATCTTTCTGTTTAAGGCGCGTAGGGCCACCAAGTCACCGCCAGTAGCAATGATCGCCTCCCTGTGCTCTGGATATTGAGCGAGCATGGCTTGGAATAGCGTGTCCTCAAGGCTTGGCTCACCCTCAAAACCATACCTTCCGGTAGCAAGGCTGCCAGCCCTGTACCGTGACAATGCATCCTCACGCTCACGAAGATCCTCGGTTTGAGTCCTATTCTCTAGGTCACGCTGGTTCGCCTGTGTAAACATGGCCGCACCCTGACCCAAGCCAGACGCCATATCATCACTAGACAGAATGCCAGCACCGAGAAGGGCAAGATTCTTGAGCATATTCTTGCGCTCCCAATCCTGACTGGGATCTCTAAACTCAGGCTGAAGTATAGACATTAGCCTCTCAAGCGTCCCGAACGGATCTCCCCTATCAGGCTGTGACATAGTTTCGCCAATGCCGGTGAGTGTTTCCCGCTGCAATGGCCCATGAGCCTGCTGTTGCTGCAATAATGGAATTAGCTGTGCAATACTTTCTAGCATATTCTTACCATCCAGTCCAAGTCATTGGAAATGCGAATCCTTGCTGTTGCCCCCATACAGGTGCAGAGGATTGTCCTCCACCCTTGCCACCAGCAAAGCCCTGTCCAACGCCGCCACCAGTGAGGCCGCCACCAATCATACCTTGCAACATGGAACTACCAGTGTTCATCTGTGGACCCCAAGACTGATTAGTACCAGAGCTTGTGCTAGTACCGAAGTTGCCGAGAATGGGACCAATGCCCTGACCAATCATTCCGAGTTGTTCATAAGGCATCATGTCCTGTCGGTACATCCTGTCCCAGTTACCGAATCTGGTATTCATGCCAAGGTTGCCCATTCCAATATCTCGGTAGGCATCTGTATTGTAGCGGGAAGCATTCGCCGCTAGACGCGCAGCGTCAAGGCTCCTATCGGAACCATACATACTAGCAATACGGGACTGGTCAGACCCATACATAGAGGCCCTCTTGGCTTGGTCAGCACCATAACCCTGAGCAGTGCCCTGCATTCCAGCACCCTGAAGACCAGCAACGGTCTGGGCACCCTGCATCATCCTACCCATGTGTGCCTGATAGTCTTGGTTCAATAGGCCAGCAAGATCAGAGCGTTCACGCTGCATATTCTCCGCGGTGAGGTCGCGCATAGTGCTGCCCATAAGACCACTGCCAGCCCTACCAGCATTGCCAAAGTAACCAGCTATCTCTCCCAATCCCCTTCCGAGACTGTCAGCACTCCTACGTTGTATCTCATTGGCTACAACATCATTATGTGGAGAAGCAGAGTACTCGTTAAAGAACTGCTGTAGATACTCAGGGACATTCTGTTCATAGCCCTGAAGCTGGTTCATCAGATTCTTGTATCCCATTAAGCCACCCTCCCTCCATAGTCGCCAACACCAAGCGTCTTGGAGAATTGTTGAGTCTGCTGACTAGGGCCAAGATTTCCTAGTAACCCGGACCAGCTACCAAGCAAACTAGCCAATAATTCAACACCCTGATTCCCCGGAGTGGAAGGGTCAAAGTCAAATGGTGACAATTGACTTGTTTGATTAAACTTGGTAGTGGTAGGCTGCTTGGACATTTCAGCCTTTTGTTTGCCACCTAATCCACCCATTACGCTTCCGGCTGCGATAGCGGCGGGTATCATCCATCCCATTACTTGTTCCCCCTAAAGTCCTCTACAATCCATTCAGTAAAACCCTTCCTCCAGCCAAACTCCTTGGCCTTACGCTCAAACCCTTCCCTGCTGCTAACAAACTTCACACCATTAAGACCATTCTCTTCGGCAAGCTTGCCCATAAATCCAAAGAACTCAGCATACAATCCATCAGAGGAGTATACAAACGGTAGGTTGAGCCAAGGACCATTGGAAGTATTCAAGACTTCCACTATGCCAAATCCGACATACTCATTATAATCATCCGTGATAATATATAGTTGCCATTGGTCAGCATTTAGTGCGTCAAATATCTGCCCTATACTGACATATCCGCCAGAGTGCGAGATAGCCTTTTCCAGACCAGCACGTATCTGGTGGAAGTATTTACAAGGTTCTTCTGCTTTTCTTATCATTGCCTGTGTACCGGCAGGAACTTCAACATAGTCCTGAATATAAAGAATCCATTAGTGTTTGCATCTGCCGTAGCGTCACGCTCAAACTCTCCAGATATGAGCTTATGTGTATCCTCTATGTTCGCTGATGACTCAACGGAAGTCTTGTTGACAATGTAGGCAGTGCCATTCGGCGTCAGGGATATGGTGGCATTGTACAGCGTTGTGCCCCCAGATCCCGTAGTAACATCCTCTTCGTTCCCGACTAGTAGGTAGTCAAGATCAACAGCACCAGTACTAGTGCCATTAGTAGTCCACCATATATCAGTCCTGATCTTGCCGTGACGCCATAGCTCAGGTTTATTCTTTGCAAACCTAGCCAAGTCAGTTACGCCAGTAGCAAACTGAATACAGGGAACGCTGTTATGAACCGCTAGTGGAGCGGTCCAGCCACTCATATCAGCGGGAGATACGGGGATATTGTAATACGTGTCGCGGCTATGATCTAGCCGATTCTGTTCAGCATCACGCTCCCTGAACCCACGGGTTTTCTGCGGTGGCAGTGTTGGCTGGAATTCCATTACCTGCTCGTTGCACCCCTCTTTGCTTCAAGTTGCAATCCAAGAATAGTCTTGATTGCTCCGTCAAGTGAGTAATCTCTGGTAGAGGTCGTATCATACTCTGGTATTGTGATCTGGAAACTCCAGAATTCACCACTTAGAATATTGCTAAGCTGTGCCCAACCATTCTCATTCATGTAGTCGCTGCTAAACGTGGCAGAAGTACTACTTATCATTAGCGGGTCAGATGAGGCATACATTACACCTTCAAATGGTGGATCAAACCTGTCGCCACCAACGCTATAGATACTGCTAAGCCTGTCATACATCGGGCGAACAGCACTGATAGTAGTGGACCCCTCGGAACCAAAAGCCTGACTGGTGAGTGTACCACTATCTATTGTCATCAGCCCGTAGGTAGTGTCGTTGAGCTTGAAGATTTCAATGTAATCCTTGGTGGCAACGGTCCTGTTAGTCACAATATGAAGATTGTTAAGAATGTTGAACTCATCATTGGGTATATTGGGCGTTGACACCAGTAGACCAATCCCATCATCAGTAACGTCAAAAGCAGAATCCCTGATATATCCCCATCTTCCATCTGTAGGATTCAGGACCAGAATATCAGTCTTCTTGGAATAGCTTGAACTAATCACTGAGTTGTCTATGGCCCAGAAGATAAGGCCGGAGAACTGGTCGTAGGTTCCGGTAATCCTGAGATCATGCTCTATCTGCTTTTCAAATCCAGACCTGTTGATAGCCCTCCGGTCAAACCCTAGTTCAGTTAAGATAGACTTAACCTTGCCAATGCCCAGTGGTTGAGGCTTGCCACCACTCGGCATAACATAAAAATCATTGTGTCCATAGAAGAATATATCCTGATCTCTAGCTACAATACTCTTCGGGTGTCCAGTACCAATTCCACTAGCAAGAAGGTCAAACCGAAAAACGAGAGCCCCGCCAACCCACGACATCCTGTAGATGCTGTCTCTCTTGAAGATTGTCCCATACTCACCACCAATGAAACCAGTGATCTCACCCCGAGTACTTCGTAGATGCTGCAAATCGGATAGGTTTGTATAGTCAGCTATGGCGAAGTGGTATGGGTCATTTATCTTGCTCCACCACACCGTGTATGAGTATGCATCATTATAGGTTGTCGGTACACCGAAGTCCTCAACTGCGCCGATGTTGCAGAGGACTAGGTGCTCACCAACAATGTCACAGAACTTGGCACGTACCTCATAGTCGGCAGCCGTAGTTCCAAGAATGAGATCCTTGAAGATGGTTGCACCACCCTCAAGCTCTAATATCTGCACAGGATCTTGGTGGTTTGTCGCAATCACATCACCGCCCCAGCTACAGAAGTCCCACGCTTGGGCTTCAACTGAAGCCTGATTGTAGTTTGAAGCTCTACTAATATCGGTCCACAGACCAGTCTCAGCGGCTTCAAGCAGGTGCGTACTGCTACCAACATATATCTTTTGCTGATCTCCGATAAGCTCATCATCCACGGATGGGAACTCTATACCCATCCATGAAACCTCGTAACCCTGATAACCCTCCAATTCACACCACACTTCAGAGACAGACCCACTACCAGCAGTCTCGCCAGCCTCCATCCCCACCTCATACAGCCTGATAGTCCTGTAGGCACTATACTCCACCTCTACGATGAAGTCGCTGCCCCAGTCCAAGGACTCAGCCTGAGCAGCAGTCAGCCCCCACTCCATGTCAGTGATAGTCTTGGGAACCTCTTGCCAAGCGGACGTATAACTATTGGAGGTGCCATTATAGAATATCTTGAAACGAACATTCGGTTCAATACCGGAAGTAGTCTTGGTCCTCCACGTTATCTTGACATCATCATCTTGATATGAGCCGGGGTCTTCCATTGCAGAAATCTTAAACCTATACTTCTCGGAGCTACTAGAGGCTGTATAGGTTACATAGGTTGTATCGCTGCTGTCATTAATGCTCTGGTAAAGATTTGTTGTCGCACCACCCTCATCTTCATAGTTGTTAACTGCAACGTCAGCACTGGGAAGCTCTGACTGTGGAGAACCAGTTCCGTAATCATGTGAAAATTCCAGTTTATACTTGAGGTTGTCTACGTCATAGTTCTGCAGATTAGCATACAATATGGGGAGGGAAATCTCTTCCCATGTGTCATTGGCAGTGAAAGCGTGAGTGGCAAGAATCCTGTCCCATACACCCTCTGACGGCGCTCCGGGTTGGTTCCTTTGCAGGTACACATCCAAGTTTGTAGCATCCTTGTTGGCAACCTTGGCCCTAATCTTGATTTCTAGCTGTGGCTGATCCCCATTGGTGAAGTGATAATGCGTATTAATATCCCTGCCAGTAGTAGACAATGCACCGATATATGCCGACACTGCGCCACCGAGAAGGTCTGGAGTCTTGATGTATGTGGCATCATCCTCTGAATCCGTTATAACCTTAATGTCATTGATATAAGAGTACATGGCAATCGTACCATCATCATGTCCTACCCAGTTGCCTACGTTGTTCACATCCTCATTCGGGTAATGAACAAGAAGAGGATTCGCGGCAGACATACTATCAATGTAGGTATACCATCCAATTGAAAGATTGCTCCAGTCCGTTATTGTAGCTACGAGGGCTGGAGTAAGCTCAATCTCTGCGTATTGCCAGTTGCCCTCACCGGATTCAGGAGTGGTAGTAGTATCAATAGTCTCAGAATCTATGAGAGAGCCACCCTCACCGAGAAAATACTGAAGGTTGCCAACGCCATTGTCAATCCACCCTCGGTATCTGATCTTTAGGAATATATCAGTATAAACGGTTGGGTCTACTATTGTCTGTATATCATAACGGGCATCACCTGTCGGAGTGGGGTTCTGGGTAGAGTCTAGCCATATATTGAACTTGGCATCCTCTGGTACTGCCTCATTTATGGACAGGTAAAGGTCCGTATCCTCTGAGTTCTCGTTGCAGACATCAACCGGCGACCATCCACTATAATCATCTACAGCCCTACCTTCTTGCTTGTTAAAGTCTGAGGACAGAAGATGCGTGTGCGCCCCGGTTGCGATCTCATCAGCCTCATTATGGGAAGACACACTTCTAGCCTTCTGAACACCCCTATATCCACCATACAAGGGTATGGCATTTTCAAGGTCTTCAATAACCCCAGTGTCATACTCTGGGGCATCTGGGGCAAACTCCCCGAACTTGTAGGGTAGTTTAGCCATTAGAACCAAGGAGTAGGATCAGGTGCATAGTCTATTGTATGACTATCAATGGTTAATTCCTCAAGAGCCTGTCGCTCATCTTCGTAAGCAGCATTGGCTAAGCCAATCTCTTGTAGGTGCTGTGATGCCACGTACCACGTAGCCTTCGCGCAGATAAGGTCTTGCCCCTCAACAAGCCAAGAGTTACTGTAGGTATCCGCCACTGACTGACCATCAACGGTGTATGACCATACAAGACCATCATACTGTGCGCTGGGTTCACCAATGTTTTTGATGTAATCTATCTTGACATCATAGGCACCATTAGGTGTAGGCTCCAACAGAAACTTCTTGCCAAACCATGCGAAGTGTCTCGGGAATCCCTTATACTGATTTGTCATGTACAGGTCGCGGTAGAGGTCTATCGGAATAGGCTTAATCTCATACCAAGTGTTGCTGACCTTCATGCTAATCTTGATAGGCTTGTTCATGTCTGAAGGATACCCGTCACCCAAACCATCCGAAGACTCTGGGCCGTACTCATCCACCCCGTCCACCGTCGTAAAGTCATAGGATGCTTGATTAAAGTAGAAGTTGGTTCCACTATAATGCCTGATTGCCTTACAAATAGCTCTTGAGATAATGTCGGGGTCAGATGGTCCAAACCTGTGAATCCTTTCCTGAACTACCCTCTTAGCCGTTTGCCAATTACTCATTAGTCACCCTCACTGATAGCCTCGCCCCAGTCCTTGTTGAATGCATCACTTTCATACGACAATCCCCTAGTAGCCTTGGCCCTTCTGGTCATGTCTAGCTGTATACCAAGCTCACGCTTCAGCTTTTCGCCCTCCAAGATTGCATCATCAATCTCACTTATGGAATAGGCTGGCGTAATCTCCCTAACCTTGTATAGCTCCTCAAGCTCGGCTGTAACGTCAGCAACTCTCTCATCAAGCTTGGCAACAGTTTCCTGCCACACCTCATGTGCTCTGGCAAAGTCTTCCTTGGCTACATCAACACCATGAGTATCCCATCGCTTGCCGATGGTATTCTTGTCAGTGACCCAAGTAGTGAGATCACCCTTAGCTGGCTGCCCAGCAGAAGGAATGCCTCTTCCACCAACAAGCCTGCCGGGGTCTTGCCTATCAACGGGAACGTCAACAGTGTGCCCCTGCTTGCTAGTCACACGCTCAGACATTCTACCCCTTGGGTTAATGCCCGGAAGTGCGGCATCTCCCTTCTCATACGGAGCCTCAACAAGCTCATCACCAATCGCATACTTCTTGGAAGGCTTCGCAGCAAACTCAGAGTAATTGTCACCAGCATCACGCATTTGATTCCTAAGATTGCGAAGTTCCTCATGGCCCATACCGCGAGTCCTTCTTATGGTAATCTTCTGGTTTGGCCTTCGGCCCGTCTTTCTGCCCTTGGCAATATCCTTCTCGGATAACTCTGTCCTCTGCTTGAGATTGTCAACAGTGGTGACATTGTATGACTCACCCATAGTCTGATTCCGTAGTTCATTATATTGCTTCCATCCACCAGCGGCATCTATTCTCTCGGCCATGTCAATGTTCTTCATACCCTCATGCATATAGTCATCACGCAACCTGTAGAGAAAGTTAATGTCTACCTCTTCGGGAGGAAGGTCAACGGAAATCTTCTTCTGTGACGGTACTACACCTATCTGTCTATCTGATGGACCACCAAACGGAGCACCCTCAATCGGTGGATTACCATGCCCATAACCAGCCTCAATTCTTGGCTGGTTCTCCAAAATCACGCGGTCAGGCTTATTGCCAACCGTCTTTCTTCCCTCCCTTGTAAAGTCAGCACCAAATCTTGATGGTGGCAGTGCTGGCCTGTCATCAACAAAAACCTTTGGATTACGAGATTGATGTCTGACGTAAGCATCCTGCATCTTCCTGTCAACAATGGAAAACGGAATCTTCTTCTCAGTCCTACCCGTCTTCCTCAGTTCATGAATCATTTCATCTAGTTCCGCCGCAATCTCAAGCTGGAGTTCACCCTCTGGGCCATACTTCTCTGACCAATGAGCCTCACCCCTTGGCTTGCGCCGCGCAGCATTCAACAGGTTGCGCTTATCAGCCTCTATCCTAGCCTTCTCAGCCTTTATCCTCTGTGCAGCAGACTTCGGCTTTCTTGCCGGAAGAATGTTAGCTTCTCGCAGAGGCACCACTTCCCCTATCACTCTCTCAGCCTCCGGTGAAGGGGCGAACTTCCTGATTCTGTCCTTTGCTTCCTCACGTTTTCTGATAAGTTCGGGGTCTAACTCAGTCTTCTGCTTCTCTACAGCTTCGTTCAGGGCCTTCTTGTTCATGCCCTTTTTGGGGCTACGGACTCCGTGGCTTAGCGGATCATAGTCACCCAAAGCCCTCTTGAGAAAGCCAAGCTGGTCGTCAGTCGGAACTGCCAGCCTCTTTAATCCCTTCAGGCCACGCAACCCAGCAGTGAACGGAAGGGGTCCAGTTGCAAGCTCAGCCACAACCTCCCAGCGTTGTCTGGGTACAGCAAGATCATAGAGTCCCTTGATAGGATCGTCTACGACAGGATCATATCCCAACTCCTCAATTCCCGGCACTACCTCCTCGGTAGCCCAGTCAAACAGGGCGGATAGCTTGTCGTATGCATCCTTACTACTTAGGTGTCCTAGTATTGGCATAAGAAGTGGGGGTGAGGGGGCGGGGGTTTAACCCGCCACCCTCAATTAAAGATTAATATAGACTGAAACGGTCCTTGCGCTTGCCCTGTGCAAGACAAATACCGACAGTAATAACATAACTAGTGGTAGCACTCATACCAGCCGTCGCAGCGTTCTGGATTAGAGTGAGATACTTACCAGAGCAATCAACTGGCGTCATTACGGCATTGTAGTCAGTACCAGCGGCCTGACCAGCAGCACCCTGACCGATGAGAAGAGTATCTTCCACACCATCAGAGCCAGTGATTGACAAGTCAATGTCACTGTCCGTTCCAGTATCCATATCTGGAGTAGTAAAGAACGCGGCTTCAGCAAATCCGGGGAAGAATACATCCCCCTCATCTGGGAACTTATACAACAGAACTGCATCAGCAGCACCATTAAGATCCGCACCGAGTACTTCTACGTCAAAATACAGCCAATCAAGTCCCTTTTCATTTCTGGACCCACTGGCTCCTTTTCCACCACCCGCAGCCGAAGAAGTCTTAGTAACAGCCATGATTATTCCTCCGCCCAGGTTCCGAGAACCATGCAACCATGATCCACAGAGTTAAATTGTGCCTTCTTCATACCATGAATCAGAGACACGGCAACGCCATGCTCATTTTCAAAGTCAAAGGTTTCCTCAACCCACTTATACCGCTCGGCTTTTCCGCCCTCTCGCCCATAAGCCAGCCAGCAGGACTGAGCACCAAGGAGAACAGCGGAACGAGTGTCCGTGTCAACCGTAGTACCATCAGCACCGTGTGGGATGCGCGGCGACTCAAAGATGATGACGCCATTGTACATTCCAAGAGCACCACTGAAGATCGGGTTATCACTGATAGCCCCACCCTGCATGGCGGCCTTCTGAATGTCCATCCACTGTCCGGTAGAAGTGTTGGCTCTCATATCCTTCACCTGAAAGGGGTGAAGAAGCAGCACATAGTAGTCACCGCCATTAATACGAACGGGACGAATAAGGGGCTGATTATACTCGTGGTGAAGGACTTTCGCCCGAGTCACCATTTCATCAATATAAGAGAGATCAAATTTATCCGCATTGGTCAGGGCCGCATAGTTGGCCTGATCGTTTGCGAAAAAGATATTGTTAGCCGTTGGTGCGATAGTGGCGTTATGGCCAGTATACGCAGCATCGGTTTGTCCGGTGTTGCCACAAACCTGATTAAGAAACGCAGTGTCCAGTCTATCGGCAAACCAGTCAGAAAGCTGATCTTTCGCATCACGGCGAACATCATAGACAACTCTTTGCTTGTCCATAGCACCGTAAAAGCGAATAGCATTCCGCAACTGGTCAATGGTAATATCATCAGTCTTGAAGGTGGGAACCTCTTCGTTCCCCTCCAAAACCTCATTACCTACGCGACCACGCGCAGACAGAAGGTACTGCAAATTCATTCGGACGCGATCACCAGCACTCTTGCTCATCTCGTCCTTGGTCTGGATAATACTATTTGCACCAGAGCCAATGAATTTTCCAATCAGAGTCTTGGGCAGCACTTCCCTGTCAGTGGCCTTTGACCACAGCTTGACGGTACTAGGATCATTAGTACCAAAAGAAAGAACAGCCATTTAAATACTCCTTTTGAATTAGTGTTTAGCTTTCAACTGTCGGCAAGAACGGCTTGCCAGCCGAAACAGTACGGAACCGCCGTACAGACCGGATACGCTGAAACGCTCAGCGAAGCGAAACTATGGTCAGATGTTGACCTCACCATAGACATTCAAGCGTTCAAACAGGGCAGGATTGCTGGCAATCTTATGGAATAAGGGATCTTGCTCATCCAGTTCCGCAAATTGCTCAGCAGTAATAGTGCCGGATACGGCACCCCTATCAGGGACACTCTGTAATCCAGCCTCACTCACACCTTGCTTTGACGCTGCAATACTAGCTGCAACAGGTTTCGGAGCTTTCGGCCCCTCCTCAACGACTTCTCTTCCGGGGATTGGTCGCGGCTTTACCGCAGCATGAAGACGCATAATCTCAGCGGCAGGGTTCTTGTCCTGCTGCAATGCCGTCACTACAAAATTACGCTCCTCCTGCTCAACCAATACCCTTGCGTCTTCGGGATCTACGCCACTGCTAACATACCAGTTCAACCGTTCAAACCGAAGCTCATCAATAGAGTTAGCATAAGTTGCCTCGTCAAGGTCACTGCTGTCCAAGAACTCTTTCTCAGCCTGCATGGCAACCTTGCCGATCTCTTTCATGGTTTCATTGTACTCTTCTATTCTGGCTTCCTCATCCTGCTTTTCCTGAACAGGCCGCAGTGCTCTACTGATAGTCTGCCTCTGATCCCAAGCCAACCATGCAATAGGATCTTCGTCACGGTCAGGCTCAGTGTCGTCAAGAATCTCCTGAGTATCTTCTTCAGCAGTATCCATCTTGGCAGCCAACAGATCCATACGGGCCTCAACAGTCTCCCGCCAGCTTCTATCAGCCTTGCCAGCTTTGCGCGTGGCAATCAGTTCATTGAGTAATCCAGTGTTCGCCTTCTTGTACTTCTCAAGCTCACTCTCTTCTTCAGCTTGTTCACCTTCTAAAGCCTCAGCAGCGGCAGCTTCACGCTCAGCCTCTTCCTTCTCTGGCAGTAGCTCCCGTACTTCCGGTTGGACCGTTGGAGCTTCAGGCTCCAGATCCCTACCCTCTAAAACGGATAGTTCTTCATCTGTGAATTCATCAGTCATAACTTATTGTCCTACTCCCTGTCCTCCTTGCTGCTCCATTATTTGATAGAGCATGTCAATAACCCCTTGTTCATCGCCAGACTGCAACATTTGCATAGCCTGTCCGAATATGTCCTGCTTCATAGCATTCTGTTTCATTCTCTCCCTGATGGTGGTGGGAACATCTGGCACCGTGTCAGCGATAATATCCGGTGTCATAATCCCAACATTCATCAACAGTTCAAGACTTTGCGTCTGTTGTAGACTATTCCAAAACTCACGCACAGCATTGTGTGATACTGGTGCGGAATCTACAATAACATCATACTTAACATTATCCACCCACTCCTTCTTAAAGGGCACCATTTGTGGTACACCCCCAGAATTAGGTAGAACAATTCTCACAATTTGACCCTCTGGCATAAACCTGTTGATGAAGTCCAGATGACAACGACCAGCCACCTTGCGGTATTTCTTTAGACTGTCAAACAGGACAGAGAGTACAACCATAGCCTGTTGCTGAACACTCGTTACGGCACTGCTGGCGGTGCGCTTCAGGTCATCAACATTACCAAGGAAGTATGGGTTCACACCAACAGACTCAGCAACGAAGTCAGAGCTTAGTTGCATGATCCTGTCCAACCCCTGTGGATACTCACCCTTAGCCACCATGAACTCCTTGTTAGCAACAGCACCCGGAGTCACTTCAATAATCTTGTTAGGCTTCGCCCAGTCGTTCATCGCCTTAGTAGGCTCTATGAACATACCCTTCTCGGCAAGAAT